GTATAAGTTTATATTTTGTCGATTCAAATTGTATGAACGGTGTATATTTTTTTATTTTTCTACTGACATTCGGATAGTGTATCGTGTCACTAATTTTTTTATCCCATATCGATAGAAAGTTGAGTAACTGATTAAGTATGCATATGGTTTCAATTGAAACTTCATTGTGCAACATCTTGGTTAGTAAACTAGGATATTCTCCATCGTGTATCATAAATGATGCATTAGCGTCTTTATGACTCATTATTGATGCAATTTCATTCGTGAATGTATATGTCAACGATTGAATCACTTTCTGACGTTTACGATATTCAATATCAGCTTCATTACCAAGTAAATGTCTTATCCAAACATTTGGATCAGTAACCAAATTAGCAACAATATAATCACGCCCTTGACTATCATTTGTAAATCTTCTGCTTAGTTTGTAAAAATGCCATTTATCTTTTCGATTCTCAAATGCATCAATACTTGTGCTTACTTTACCATGGTACTTAAAGTAATCGTAAGTCTCTGAATTAAAATGGAGTTTGAGAGAAGTGTATAAACAAAATGCCTCATACCCTGTCATATCGGTAAACGATTGCCTTTCACTTTTAACATATTCATTCGTTCCGCTTGCTCTTGAATCTTCGATTTCAAATTCGGCGTAATGAGTGACGCGGCAATTTCTAATTCAAGTTCAGTTTCTTTACAGTGCCAAGTAATTGCTTCAAGATATGTGTAGTCTGTATTAGCCACCAGTTGCTCTATCTGCAAAGAAAACCGAAGCATTTCATCTTTAGTAGGCATTATTTTTCTGATGGATGAACTACAGGTGAATATGCAATGTCATCTCTTTTCTTTTCACCGAATAGCCAATTGTTTTTAGGTATTTCACGAAAATCAAACTTTGTATTCTCTAAAGACACAACATCAATCATACCATCAATTTCATAGCCACATCCTTGCAAAAACTCTTTAAAACGATCTAGAATGTCACCAAGAAATAATTCATTACAATTCATTTCCACATGTCGTTCACCATCGTTAGAATCGAAACGAAATGTGAGACTGTGTTTATTTTCTTCAAAATGCATAATGTAATCTCCGTCTATTTACGATTTGCTGCATGTGCGATACAAATAATGTCATCACTTCTGGCATATGAACATCTTACTGTAAGTGGATCAATACCTTTTGATATTGCATTTTCAATGTTTGATGCCATAAGTTTACGGTCATTTAAACCATACAAACATATTGCAGCAACGATTGAAAGTAAAACCAAAGTAATTGATGCCGTGGTTATACTACTCAATCCTTTTTCCATAATTACCTTCTCCTTTTTGTTTGATAAAATACTCATTAGCTTCTTTTTGCCTTGTTGTAAAATAAATGTCTACCGATTTGTGCTGTGTAACGCATATTATTCCAACCAGGTTTTACATAATTCGCATGAAAGAACAACGCACCTTTTGTTGGATCTCTAAAAGTATCAGGATACAAGTAGAACTGCAAAGCCATTTCAGTTATTCTATTATATATTACATTGTTCTTTATTGTCAATAAGCCTCTGTCAATCATTGCCTTTGCTCTGCTCTCACAATACCACGAGAACTGACAAACATAGCCTTCTCTTTGTTTGACTACACCACAATAAGTTCCTGGAAACGATCCAGACAATGCTCTATTGTGTGTAACAAATGCTACTGCTAATTGACCTTTTTCTGGTTCTCCGCCGGCTTCAAAATACATATTTTGTGCAAGGCATTCAACTTCAGCCCTAGCATATGGTGTCAAGTCTTCCAATTGCACATGAGGAACAACTGGTATGATTATTTGTGCTGCCGCATGACTTATGTAAACAACAAATGCTGCAAATGTACTACAAAGTAATAGTGTGATGTAACGCATATTTCTCCTTGTTAGTTAGAGATGTGCCGAAGCACATCTGGTCCCATCAGGCAGACTTTTTGCTCTGTGTCTTTTCTGCTGTAATGTTAGATACGAATCCATTTAAGGCTTGTGCCTTAGCGATGATTTCGGTTTCTGAGGGATAGTTTGGAAATGTTGGATGTTCAGGTATTGCTTGTCCACTTAGTTTAGCAGACTCTACCTTCATTTGCCAATCGTGACTAAGTTGTTCACGCTTACCATAATAATCTTCGGTAAGCATATCTTTAGCCATTTTAAGAAGTTCAAGACGAATCTCGAACGGTGTAAGATTACTCATAATTTTCCTGTGTGTTGTGTGTTTACTGGCGATTGTGTGTGATGCCAGTAAACTTATTTAGTCATTTATAATTTTGTCGCACGTGTTTCACGACATAATTTCCGCATTTCCGGTGTGAAGTCTGGTGATATTTCACTCAATCCACAATTGATGTATGCATCTTTTGGCTGTGGTATGAACACGATCAAAAGAACAAAAAGAAGAACTGCACCACCAATCAACAAAAATGATTTGCTCATATCAATCCCAAAGTCCTCTATAATACTTACCGAATAAACGAAAACCATTGTCCATGCGGTCATAGATTTTGTTCATGCCATCATAATCACGTTTGTATGTGTGATTCGGTCCATCTACCATACGTGAAAGTTTTGGATTATCTTCACATGGTTCGAACTTCATATCAATATGACCTGAACGATATGCTTCTTCCCACGAATCGTCAAGAAGATGCTCGAATGCAAAAATCATTTCGTTCAATACCCATTCCCAACGATGATGAGTTATTTCCCAAGATTCTTTTTCATACTGTTCATCATCCTCAAACTTCAAGAGAAATTGTGGATATCCATCGTCGTGACCAGTTTTCTGAAGTTCTTCTGGTACATCTTCAATGTCAACCATAGGTGAACCATGTTTTGTATCACGTAGTTGTTTGAGCATTGGTAGAACTATCATACCAAGTGTGTGATCCATTGACCACGTGTCGTACTTGTCAATACGTATTTTGATTTTACGCTTCTTGTACGATTCAATCTTTTGACAAAGTTTAGTCAGCCAAGAATCTTTACCGTTTCTATCTTCTGCTAACCATGTACCAAAGTCATGAACCCAATCTGGATGTCGTTTGAAGCCATACTCATCTGGTACTTTTTTTACCCAGAAACAAAGCATTTCGGCAATTTGATAAGGACCAATCCAGTTGGTATAAGGACCGATGTAAATTTTCATAATATATCTTTGAAATTGGTGTAGGTTGTTTTGGTAATAAGGTACAACCCACTTAAACCCCATGAGAATCAAGCCGCTAGGCGTTCTTCTCCGTAAAATGCGTCATTTGCATTTATAGATTTGCTTGATTTACAGTCATCGCCTACTGTGTTGCCTTCTCCACTATCTCACCCTGTCGAAACCAAGTCAGGCCCATCAGAAGTATTCTTAATCTCCAGTTTACATGTAGCGATCAACCTACTGTCAACTTTTACTGATTCTGCGTCCAGTTTAGAATACTTCTGGTGGACCTGGGCGGAATCGAACCGCCGTCCAGAATGCCTTCACTTTGAAGGAGTTACAACAATTCCGTCTTCTTGCATCATTGCGTCAAACTGATTTTTCTTTGATGCATACCAACCCCATGAACCAAAGAATGTAGTACCTGGATTTGGTCCACATTCTCTCAAATAATTATCAAGTTGTTCGTTATATTCTTTTTCGCTAATTTGCATATCACACCGTCGTAAATCTTGCGGAGCCTTTGCTTGTTCTACCAGGTTTCAGCGGCTTGTCAGATTTAGGTTTCGTTTCTGTTTGAAACGGTGCGTGTGGCTTGTTGTAAGCCATTTTACCTACGTTCTCTGTCTTTCCGTGTCCTGGAAATCCTGTTTTATTTGTTCCATGCAAGGTCGCTGTTTTTCCATCGTGATGTAAGATTGAGTCTTGATTATAATGTTCTCCATGTTTTCTAACATCATGGAGCAACTGTTTTCCGTGTTCTTCACCTTTGCCTTTTGCATGTACGAGTATTGATTTTTCTTTTCCACCTTCCCAATGTCCTTCCACTTCTTTGTGAGTGTAACCCTGTGCAGATAGTTTCTTTTTCAATTCTTCATGATTTTTCTTGTTTTGCTCAGGCGATACTTCATCATGTGGTCGCTGCGATGAAATGACTGCATAATGACGACCTTCTTCTGCATGTTTAGCCAGTCTTGCTAATGGATTACCTTCATCTAGTTGAATATATTGTTTTAATGATAGCATGCGCCCTCCGACTTGTCAAGCGTATTTATCAATCATCTCAATTAAAGGTTGCCGATAATCATGGATTTGACGCTCGAAAATCTGCGCTGAACCTTCTTCAGTAGCAATCAACACCACAATATCATCAATCCATATACCAGTTCTTTCGGCAAACATCAGCGCATAAGCAGTACACTGCATAAAATAGTTTTGTATCTGTGCTTCTTCTTTTTGTTTTGTAGAAGTCTTAAAATCGATCACAGACAATTTACCATTCCATTCAGCAACTAAATCCACACGACCAGCTATCTGCAAATTATCCGAATACAACGCTTGCTCTTGTGCATAAATTTTGCCCACACAATCATCTATAGTCGGCTTAATCTTGAAAAATAGCTCCTTCAAATTAGGCATCATCATTTGCATCTTTAGTTCAGGTATCTCATTGTTGAGATAGTCTTCACAAATTTTGTGTATTTTGGTGCCACGATTGGATGCTTTACGTGATATTTCGTTTGCACGTTCTTCACCTACAGCTTGACGCCATTCGTAGATAGCTTGTTTACCATATTGTGAAAGTACCGTAGTGATAGACTTGTACCTATTACCTTCGGGTGTAGTATACAGTCTACCACTATCAGTGGTTTCTGCTTTAAGATCAAATTGTAATTGTGGTAAACTTACGTGTTCAAATGTTCGCATTGTTAGATATAGTGTAAATATCCACCGATAATATATTTTGCGCTGCTAATCGGTGAATACGCAACGTGTGGATGTGTCCATAAAGGTGGAAACATCAACAACTTTCCTGCTTTTGGTTGTATCTTTAATTTTGGTTGAGTATTTCTATTTAATTGAAATCCAGTTTCACCACCTTCTTCAACATCATTCAAATACCAAAAATAAACTAAAAATCTACGAGCAGAAGAATAGTCGTTTACATCAACATGAAATTTAAAGTAATCTTTTGAATTCGGCAAATATCTCTTCATTCTCAGTTCTTCATAACCATTTTGTTTTGGCCATGAACGATCATCGACACCAACATCTTGTTTATATCGTTTCAGATACGTTTGCATTGTGCCGATCAAAATTTGAAGTTCTTCGTTCCAATCATCAGGATTACGATTTAGATTTATTTCTGTGAACGATCTATGATTTTCGAGATACGTTGGCACATGTTGTTCTGGATGTGCCTCAAATTTTTTGATTATTCTATCACATAAATCTGAAGATAGAACATTATCATAGGTTTTAACATAACTCATAATTTTTATGTAACGTAATGACTTCGGCTGTGATAAGGATAATTTTGTCTAATGTATCTTTTTTCAATCTTTGCATTTGAGTTTTTTTCAATTTCAGTTATTTCTGTCATCATCTCTTTTTCAAGTTCTTTGGTAATATACTCATTCAATACTGCTACTTTTTTCTGCAAAGATTTTTTAGACATATATGCTCCTTGTGCAAAGTTCGCATAATGTAATTACTGCTCAAACTTTCCTAAATGTTTATCAACGATTCTCTGTGTCTGAGACTCCGATATTGATTTTTTTCCGTGACGATTTGCCACAGAAGATTGTTTGTGATTCTCGGAAACTTTTGCTAATACTTCTTTAAAACCGTCTGGCACTTTACCAGTAATTGATACGCCACTAACAATTGACATGGCGCCAAGATGAACTTGTTGGATGTGTGGATTTGTTTTGAGAAATTCTTCAC